ATAGTGTTTGATTCTCAGACGAGCCGCACAAAGCCCAATGGCATTCCCAAGGCAGATTACTATGATATATATCAGCCAGAGCCACACGAAGAATACACCGCAGAAGAAACGATACTCAAGTGTATGAAGACGGGGCACAAAGGTCCGTGGAATCGCATAAAGAGGTAAATGAATGAAACTCCTACTTGAAAATTGGCGACAGTTCTTAAATGAGTCAAAGCTCCGTGTCTTTGATTTTGACGATACGATAGCAAAATCCGATTCGAACATCCACATCACAACCGACACTGGTGACAGGATCACAATGACACCAGCCGAATACGCAACGCACGATTTTAACCCAGACTATGATTATGACTTTTCAGAGTTTGATGAAGTGATTAACCCAAGAGAGATTAAACAAATTACCAACATTGTTCGCAATGCAATCAATGCCGGCACAGAGGGGCGCGAGATTGCTATCTTGACGGCGAGGGCGGCAGGCGCAGAAGGCGCGATTCGAGATTATCTTGAGAGCATCGGGCTTGATACCTCGAAAATTACATTCGGGCTTTTAGGAGACTCAGACCCTGACGCTAAGGCAGCATGGGTAGTTGACCGAATAGAGCAGGGAGTTACAGATGTATTGTTTTTCGATGATTCGGGGAAGAACGTGGAAGCTATCAACTCTTTATCCGCTCAATACCCAGAAATTAAGATCAGAGCAAGAAGGGTAAAGTATGCCGAAGACGTGGCACAGTAAGTCTGTGACAAAAAACTTAGCGAAATAAACAATACATTTTTTAGCTAATATTCAAGAAACCGGCGAAAACCGAGACCAGTTAACATTTGGAATAAATGACTTATAGCAAATGACTTGCTAACCACTATTTATCATTGTATGCCATGGCGCGGGAGGCTGTTTTATTATGCAAGATGATAATGGGTGGGATCAATACTCAAAACTAGTTTTAAAACAACTAGAGACTCTTTCTCTTACTATCGAGGATTTGAGATCAGAACTTCAAGACATAAAAGAGAAATTGGCTGAACTGCGTGTGCGAGAAGAGAGAATTGAAGATATACGTACGTGGAAAAACAAAGTAGACGAAGTTGTTTCACCCACTCAGCTGAGCATGTATATCAAAGAGATAGAAGAGCTTAAAATATTTAAAACCAAGGCAATTGCTGTATTTGCTACTGTTCAATTTATAATGGCTATAGCAATTGCTTGGCCAAAACTATTCTAAAATGGCGTGGGATAATGTTGACGCCAAGAAGTTTAAAGTCTTAGTTAAACAAATCTCTGGCACTATAAAGGACGCCGACGGTGCACTGACACCCTTTCACATAATTAAGGGAACTGGTGAGATTTGGTGTTTTCAACCATCTACGAAACAAGTTGTGAAGCTATTTCGAGGCAAAGATATCTATATTCTAGATTTTGGAACAGAAGAAGATGAACAATGTCTGGCCATGTCTTCAGATGGTATTGTTTTTGTGATCGATAAAGACGAGATAGAAGAAATAGGCTTTAATTAATGTTGTTTACGTTTAATAACGCACCTTGGAAATATCTACTTGTGTGTTGTGGTTCTTGGGGATTATACGCCCTTTGTGGTTTTGAATTCACAGTTATCACCCTTTTATCCCTTAGTATAGTCAATGTGAATCCAAAAAGATGAACTTTTTTATTTCCAATAGAAAATTGTGCGCTATTTATGACACATATGAGACTTGATAAAAGAAAGACAAAAACTCTAATTCCAAATGAGCCGGCAATGCGTGGAAAGACGCTTTATATACTGTACAAGTATGATCTTGAGAGTGAGGAGTTAGCTTCCGATGGCCCATTTTTAAGCAAAGACGAAGCTTATGAAAAAATGAATTCTTTTCTGCAGCAAAAGGTTTGTTCATGGGTTGTCGTCTATAATGGATGAGAAACCGGTTTTTGGAGAGTTATCTGCCGAAAATTTAGAAGTTGGCGATATTGTAGAATGGAAAAAATGGTGCTATAAGGTGCGTGAATGGCAGCCTCACTATGGAGTGATTACTAGCATCAAAAATGAGATAAAAGGTAATCGAATGGTGTCGATTTCAAATGTGATGCCCCTTTCTAATAGTAATCAGGTTGAGGTGGAGTTCTTTACCCCTAGCTTAAAATTAGTGTCAAAAGTGCAGAGGTCTGATCAAATAAACCCAAAGTTTGTGGAAAAGGGGTGAGTTGTAACTATTTATACTAGTAGTTTACAATACTCTATAATCTTGACTTGGTTTGTTTCTAAATGATCGATATTATCAACCCTATGATTAAAAGATTTCTTCCTTATGCACAAGAGAAGATGGGTTTTAATGAACCTCCAAAATTATTCCTCAAAGGTTCTGCGGAGAACGCAGAAGATCCTTTAGGAAAGACAGCTTTTTATGATCCCGCGGCAAAAGCAATCACAGTTTTCATAACAGGGCGCCATCCAAAAGATATCATGCGCTCTATTTCTCACGAATTAGTACATCATGCACAAAATTGTCGTGGGGAGTTCGACTGCCCCGGGGAAATGGGAGCAGGATACGCTCAAACCAATGATCATTTGCGAAATATGGAGCGAGAAGCCTACGAAAAAGGAAACATGTGCTTCCGAGATTGGGAAGATAGCATAAAGAGTACTATTTATTTTGAACATCTACAAAAAGGAGACAGTAGAATAATGTCTACAAAACAATGGAAGAACGGAGAACTCAAGGGTCTCCTTTCAGAAGCCTGGGGTCTAAAAATGGATCTTAGCAAATTAAACGAAAATCAGGATTTTGCAGCTGCGCATCGCACGGCTGGAGTATCATTAGAGGAATCAGAAGAACTTGAAGAAGGTGATACTGGTGCTTCTAAAGGCGATAAGGGTAAGGATAAAGATGACCCAGAAGCCAAAGATTACACCGACGGCGGTGACCGCAAAGGTGATGAGTCCAAGACCCACCCGGGTGAAAAGGATTATACCACCAAGAAGGGCGACAAAACAAAGAAAGGCGAAAAGGCTTTCGAAGATCCCAGCAAAGGCGAGAAAATCACGACTAGTGATAGCGACAAGCGCGGATCTAAGAAAGGCGATGAGGCTTATAAAAACGAGGGCGTCGAAGCACGATTGCAAGAGATTGTAAAGCACGCTGTTAAACAACTTAAGGAGAAGAAAAATGGGTAAAAAATGGAAAAGATTGCTTATTGCAAGAAGAAATGCAGCTAAAGCAGTTGTGGAAACTGTACAAGAAGAACAACCTGTCGCCAAACCAGAAAAGGCGGTTGTACCGGCTGCTGATGAAGCGGTGGAGAAGAGACAATCTATCAAAAAAGCACCAAAAGTAAAAAAAGCCTTTAAACCCAAAAAGAAGTAAATAAACGATGTCGCTAGATAAAAATTGGAGTGACTTTATTTTAGGAGAAGGTGTAGATAGGAATATCTTTACTTATCTTCACGGGTTGCAGGAAATAATCACAGCAATTAAGCCTCGTTCTATAACAGAGGAACACCGCTTAACTTTAGCTAAACAACATATTAAAGAAGTTCGTCGTTCTGCTCGTAAGATGCAAAACGAAATGAAGTTGTTGGAAGAGAGGCTGAATATCTTAGAAGAAAGTTTAAACGAGGGAAAATAAATGCCCACACTTTTAAAAGAAGGCAGTGCCAACACACACCTTACTCACCTCGAAGAGTTAGTTCTCACGCAAGGTCCAGCCGGCTATAAAATGGCCCGGGCATTTCTGTTAGAACTTCTTGAAACCCTAAAGGGGAATTCTAAATCGCATGTGCAAACATCTGTTAAATGGGATGGAGCGCCGGCGATGTTTGTTGGTATCAACCCCGAGAATGGTAAGTTTTTTGTAGGAACTAAATCAATCTTTAATAAGGTTCCTAAAATTAACTACACTGAAGAGGATATTGTCAGAAACCACGGGCATGCACCCGGGCTTGTTGATAAATTATCGAAAGCATTAAAATATCTCCCTTCCCTTGGGATCAAAAATATTCTGCAGGGTGATTTCATGTTCGATGATGAAATGCTCGATGTTGTTCAAATAGATGGAGAACCACACTACCGCTTTAAGCCAAACACGATAGTTTATGCGGTACCGGTTGATTCAGACTTAGGTAGAGAGATTGGACAATCGAAATTTGGTATTGTATTTCACACTACATATGATAGCCTAGATAGCGGCGCTAGCTTTGGTGCGGATGTGAGCCAACTTAATAGAGTACCGGGGATTTGGTTCGATGATGCTTTCTTTACAGATGACACCGGTACAGTAACTCTTACTGCTGGTGAAGAGAAGAGAATTCTTTCTTTAGTTAAAGAGGCTGACGCGGTTAATGAAAGTATAGACTATAATAATTTGCCCTCTGCGCTACTGAATATCTATATTAACAGCGAAATTAAAGGCGGACAGTTTTTGGAGGATCCAGAACGTTCTTTTGATGGCTTTAAGAACTGGTATTTCGAGCGTTCTGAAAAGAAAATCAGTAAGCTAAAAAGCGAGAAAGGCCGCGCCAAAGCCGAAACAAAAGCTCTGCAAGATATTCAGCTGCTCGATAGCAAAAAAGAAGATATTCTTAATCTCTTTCAGGTATCTCGTCTATTGTTTGAAGCCAAAAACATTTTTATTGAGAAATACAACAATGCTGTGTATAATACAAAGCACTTTGTAGATGATGGCTCTGGAGATCTGGTTGCGACGAATCCAGAGGGATATGTAGCAGTAGATCATGCGGGTAATGGAGTGAAATTTGTAGATCGTCTGGAATTTAGCCGCGCTAACTTTATGGTAGATAAAACTGCCAAATTTACTGGTGAATCCGTTGATCGCCGAAACTTTACTGTTCAAATCTCAAAAAATAAACAAATAACGAAAACTATAGCCGAGTGGTTGACAGAAATTAAGGCCGCAGGGCACAAACACCAGAAACTCCCACAAATGGTTTATAAGGACGTCTTGGCAGGTACCCCTATCGTAGACATTGTTGTTCAAGAGAACGCCGAGAGAACCATCTACAACGCCGTTATGGACTATGCCAATAGTCTAAAGGAACAGTTCGAAGAAGGACCTCCAGAAGACGAATGGTATAGTGATGAATATGAGACGCTAGGGGATCGCAAGTTTGCAGATACTCCGGGTCAGACCATCGCTCTTGTCCCAGGTGCATTTAAGCCACCACACAGAGGGCATGCCGATATGGTACGTCGTTACGCTACCGGCGACGGTGTACCAAAAGCAGACAGAACAATTATTTTGATTTCCAATCCCAAGGGCGCGCTACGCACGCTGCCGCATGATGGTTCAGAAGTTAGTGCAGAACATTCCCGACGAATTTGGGAAACAGTCTTCTCTGATGTTACAAACCTGCCGGGTGTTGAAATACAAGTTGCAGACTCAGAGATGAGATCACCAGTAAGCATCGCTTATGAATATATTAGTGAAACATCTCCGCTAGATATCAAGGCGGGAGACGATATTATTTTGGGGGCTAGCAGAAAAGATCGTGATTTCATGCGATGGAAAGGCGCCTCTGAATATAAAAAGAAGAAGAGAGGGGTTAATGTCTTAGCTGGTGAGGAATACGCTGTAGTGCCTTCTGAGCGCTCTGATAACAAACCTTTTAGCGCCGGCGATTCGAGACAGTTGGTCAGCAATTTAGTAACCAACCCAGAAGATGTGGAATCATTGCGGCAGCTAACTGAGTATATTCCACAAGATAAGATCGATGAGTTATTCAATATCTTAGGACAACCATCTCCAGTTTCTACAATGGAACAAGATCCTGTGAATGAAACGTCACTTGGGGGTGGCGGACCCGGTGGGGCGCCGGGGAATGTGACCGGTTACTCAGGCCCTTTGCAATCTGGGTCGGGTAAACCCAAGAAAAAACCCAGAAAGAAAAAGAATGAAAATTTAGTTATCGTGAACGAAGTTATGAAACTAATTATGGAAAGAGGCATACAAAGATGATCCCCAAGCAAGAGCAAAGACTCAGAGAAAATATTAGACAGTTGATTGAAGTTGTTAAACAGAGAAGAGAATCTGCTGCAGCTAAGATCATAGAAGAAGAAGCTAGATTACGTGGCATAGTAAGAGATCTTTTAAATATAGAGCTTTCTAACCTGTCTGAAGGTGTTACACCCGATAACGATCCCACACCTAATAAATCTACCGGCATCAATGTGCTGGAGGATCTCCTCAAAAAGATTATTCCCGTTCTGCAGACTGACTTCAAGCTCCTGACAACTGATGGTTCCCAAAGACAATCGTTTAGAGCCCACATTATTAATGCGGTCATTGGCGCTCTTACGCCCGCAGAAGTAAATAACGAGGCTGGTGATGATATTGAAGCACTTGCCGAGATTGTTGATGTCGATCTCGGAGGACCCGCCGATGCAGACAAGTTTATCGATATCCGCACAGACGCAGAGAAGTCTGCAGATGAAGAAGAGCCCGAAGAGTCTGATCCTAGAGATGAATTTGGAATGGACGGCGCAGATGAGACCGGTCGAAACGTTGCTTTCAATGCGTTCAAAAAGATTCAAACCTCAATTATTGATTCTTATGAGCTGCTGTCTAACAATGAAGACCAAGAGTTATTCTACGATTATCTTATAGCCAATCTAAAATTGTATTTTGATAAGTTCGAAGATGAGCTATCCCCAGAGGTTGAAGAACCCACAAACCAAGCTTACCAAGACGCTGTAGATGTTGGCGAAGAAGATGCCATGGCTGCCGGCGAAGAGGAAATGGGACTTGAGTTTTAGGTGATTTGTGAGAAAAAGTTCAAAAAAGAATTTGACAACTCAGAATAAGAGTGTTATTTTTAAATTGAAAGCAAAAAACCTTATTAATGATAGTTTATTAGTTAGTATTAATAATTTAACATTAGAAGACTTAATCTCAATTAAATTAGAACTCTCAGCTAACCATATTAATAATAGACCATATGGATTTAGTTTGTGGTCTAAGGCTTCATACATAATGAAAGACTCTTTAATAAGGTTTGCACTTTCAACAACTAACTCGAAGAAAAGCGCAGCCAGGTTCCTAGGCATTACAGATAGTGAATTATATCAAGCTATCAAAAGGTATGAAGTGGCTGAACTATTAAAGGATAATGATAATGTGGAAGCTTTATAAATACAACGGACGCTATATTATGGGAGATTTAATCAGCTCTCATAAAACTGAATCTGCTGCCATGAAAAAAGCTAAGAAAGAACTCACATTTAAACATACCGAAAAAGAAAAGAAATCAACCGGACTTTATATCTGGCTAGATGATCAAAATCATGCACCAGTTGGTGTTATATTTCAAAAGAAGAAAGATAAAAAGGGGGTGTAAGGGTTTCGACAGGGTAAAAAAGAAGAATAGTGCAAGTAGTCAAACGTACCAGCAGACTTTAAATGCAGATACAAAACAATAATTGCTAATAATAATAACAATTTCGAATCTGTCCGCTTAGCGGCTTAATCGGGAGGTTGCTTAGGACCTTCTTTTCAATCTAAGCAAACAACAGACAAGTTGTAAAAATCAAAACCATCTAATGCAACAGGACGGTAAGCAATAGATTATAACCGTATAGCTTTTCAGTTTGTGACTAAAACTGAATAAACTTGTGAATGACTTGAATTGTGATTTATCTTGGACGCCAGTTCGACTCTGGCCACCTCTACCACTTACATAACAACAAAGCAGATTTATAACTCTGCAAAAACGAGAAAATAATGACAAAAACACTTATAATCGCAGCACTGTTAACTTTGACAGGCTGTTTTAACTCTGACAATACCGATACCGTCCTCCCCGATGATCCTATTGAAACACAACCTATAGGAAGAATTGGCGGATTTGTTGAGGACCTTTCGGGGCAACCTCTATCGAATGTTTTGGTGTCCACCGAAACCGAAGTAGCTTACACCGCCGATGACGGCTCATATACGCTTGAAAATGTATCACCTGGCACTGACATCGTTATCAAGTTCACCAGGGCAGGCTATGCTTCAAACTATGAGGTTGTTGAACTGATTAGTTGGGAAACGGTAACTTCTAATACGTCTCTCATGAGCATTGGTGGCGTAGCAACTTTTAATAGTGCGGAAGCTTCACAAGTTACTCTTGATGATGTTACAGTAGACTTTCAGGCAAACAGCTTTATCGATGGAGATTCTGGAGCCCCTTATACTGGTAATGTGATGGTAGAGATTACTCATGTCGACCCCACTACTGATGAACTTGATGCTGCACCCCGAGATCTTTCTGCGATTGGCTCTGATGGCTCCTCACAGCTTGTATCTTATGGTATGGTTGATATAACTCTTTATGGTGTTGATGGAGAAATCTTAACAGTTAATCCAGACATGCCAGCAAACATTAAAATCCCAATTACTAATGGTAACCTAAATGAAGATTACCAGCTTTCCGTAGGTGACACCCAATCAACGTGGTCATTCAGTCCTGAGCGAGGTATTTGGGTTGAAGAATCTGTAGGAACTATCACTGGTGATGAAAACGGTCTTTTCTTTACCTTTGAAGCGCCTCATTTCTCATGGTGGAACTGCGATCAAGGATTTGTACCTTCATGTGCATCAGGACGCGTCATTGATTTTGTCGGTTTCCCAGTTAGAAGCGCCGAGGTTACCTGCGCCGGCGGACAAACAACGTCTACAGTCACCACTGATGAGGACGGCTATTACGTTTGTTCTGTGATGGTCGGTGACTATGTTAGCTTTACTGGCAGCACTTTTGTAGGCGGCCGCGACTGGCACAAGACGAAGGGAGCAATCTTTATGGACAGCGAGGGCTCCTCTGCAGCAGATTGTGAACCCATCCCAGATATCCAAATTGATGTTTGTCGTATTGCCGGCGCCGTTAATGTGGAGAATTACGAGGCTAGTCTTAGTGAAGACAGTTCAGAAACAGTAGCAGCTGATGGCTTGTCCGCAGTCTTTTGGGAACCACCCGGAGACATCTCATATTGTAATAATCCGCTTGATTCATTGCAAGTTGGCGAATGCTGGTCAGGTACTAATGATGAAATAATCTCTAACTATCCCGAAAGCTCATGGCCTGGAATTCCAGCCTCTGCTCGCTCTGCAGGACTTTGGTTTGAAGTTTCTAATGCGCACGGATCTTATCGTATGGAAAGAACTCTTCAGGGAGTACTCCCCTTCTATGCATGGCAAACTCATAGCGATGAAAATGGAGATATTGTTACGGATAGACCCGAGTTTAACCAAGGAGACCTTCTTGCTGTCTCTGCAGCCGGTGATTCCGGGGCTTATTTTGGTCCCTGGGCTGTCGCTGACATCGCAGAGATACCTAGCCAAGTATTCTTCTCTAGCAACAGTCTGACGGCAACTGGTGGCAATCTATTAGTAGACTATGCCAATGCTAGCGGAGACGATGTTTTCTTCGCCGCCGCAGCAGGTGATGAACAAGTACTTTGTAGATTTGAAGACGTTGGCGCATTTAGTGTGCCGGCACATGCATTGTCAGGCTTGCCTGCAGGCTTCGGTGGAGCATCTGTCTTTAATCTGTCGCTGGAGCTAGCACCCGGACCAGATGGGCTGCCTATCTATACACAAATATACTCTGGACAATCTGTATCTCTCTCAATTGAATAAATATTAAAAAATATTGCGCTTGCTTCGTGGAGTGGTATAACTACTATAGGAAGTAAAAAATGAAAAGACTAATAATATCAGACATTCATATTGGAAGTAGATATTATAAAGCGGATCAAGTGAAAGCTTTATTGCAGACGATCAAGTATGATCAGTTAATCCTAAATGGAGACATACTCGATCTTATAAAAGTGCCCATCTTTACGGATCGGGCACTTTGTCTTTTAAAGGCGATAGATCCCTCGAAAGAAATAATATATGTTGTAGGTAACCATGATATATCATTTAAGGGGTTCGTAGGAAATTCTATTGGTCCCGTTAAGTTTGTGAACTCATACGAGTTTGAAGAAAAAGGTAGAACATTTAGAGTAGAACATGGTGACGCTTACGATAAGGGCTGGATTAAAGATAGCTTCTGGATAAAGCTTTTGTCCCTCGTTCAGAACTCTATAGAGAATTACTTTAATATTGATTTAACATCTTGGTACGTTTCGCGTAAAATAAAAAAGCGCAAACTAAAAAGAATTTGGGATTTACTAGATGCAAATAGCGACGTTGATGTTATAATATTAGGACACACACATATCCCAGAGGCAGTTATATGGGTTAATGAAAGGGAAGAGATAAAAACCTATATTAATTGCGGAGATTGGGTATCACATACTTCATATGTGTTAATCGACGATGGGGTTGCTCGCTTAAAAGAATGGAAACCATCAAGAAGCTAAAGAAAGATATATCAGTCGGCGATTTGGTGCGCTTGCGTACCCGAAAGAAGACAGCTAGGAAATCTATAGCAATTGTATTAGAGCTTATAGATCCAGATGATTTTAAACGTAAAGAAGAAAATACAATTTGGTTAAACTATGCATATAAGGTCCATTCCAAGGGAAAGATCTTATATATTTCCTCTGGACAAATTGAATGTGTCCTAAGTAGTGGCGCCCCATGAAGGTTTATGATTATAAAATCGATGATTGGGTGATTTACAGACCACAGGGAAATACTTATGAACATATACCAGAAAATAGGTGTGTTATTTTAGAGGTCTTATATGATGATCCGTTTTATGATTACAAAATTTTTATCGACGTACGTGGGATTATTAGAAATGTCCGGGAAAGCGACTTGTTTCCTTACGAACAAACTAAATAATATAGAAGAGCCCCCTTTTAGGTGCCCCTGCTGCGGGTACACGCCGTGCGACTGTGATGACCATTAAAGAAAACAAAATACTGAAAACACTAACATCATTTTTAATGATGTGTATGGTTTTCCTATCGTGTTCTCCAGATTATGGTGTAAAGTATGATCTCATAGAAGAGATACAACCAACCACAGTGGTGATAGATTCTTTTCTGCAGCGCTCTCCCCCAGAGCATCTAGACGTTTTAATAATACTTGATACATCCGGTTCGATGAATGATAACTATGATAGTGTTAGTGCGGGCGTAGAACTTTTAAGAGCAGACATTGAAAAGCTCACTTCCGATTATAAAATTGGATATATCAACACCAGTCTTCGCGAACCTTATTTTAATGGACCTTACGATCAAAATAGTTCTGTTCTTGACATGCTTATGGCACCATATACTTTGGGAAGTGACAGTACAGAAGAAGCATTCGCAGCCATGTACGAGTTTACAACACAGACCCCTGAAGGTACCGATTTCTTCCGCGATGGTGCTGACAAATTATTTATTTTTGTTTCCGATGAAGATGAGCAGAGTGCAATACCGACAAACATATTCCATGACTGGTTAATGTCAGAGTTTTCTGAAGTACAGCAAGACGCTGTTACCATTGTTCTCACTGAGGACTCTATGTGTGATAGTGCCTACACTGCTATGATAGGTACAAAATATATAGAACTTTCAACTCGATTTTATAAAGAAGCGGTTGACCTCTGCAGCGATTGGAGCCTATGGCTAGCCGACAGCACTTTTCTTGTTGGAATAGTGGATGAAATACCACTAACGAGAATACCGGTTATAGAAAGTCTTGTAGTTTATTTAAATGGCACAGAGATTACAGAGTGGAACTATGATGCCGCAGCAAATATGATTCTACTAGACTTTGAGCCATCCCCCGGCGATTTAATCGAAGTGGGTTATGTTATTCTATAAAGCGCTCGCTTTGAAACAATTTAAATTACTACTAATTATATTTTAAGGAGTATAAAATGGCAATCCATAGGGATATGATTGACAAGAAAAAAGAAGAAAAACCTACTGTAATGGTTTCTGGTGGTTTTGATCCGGTTCACGCTGGGCACATAAAATTAATTAGAGCCGCGGCAGAGCATGGTAAAGTAATTGTGATCGCCAATTCTGACGAATGGTTATTTCGCAAAAAGGGTTTTGTGTTTATGGACTTTGAGGCCCGGGCCCTGATATTAAACGCTATCAAAGGTGTTATACTGGTTGATTCTGTAAATGATAGCGATGGCACTGTTTGCGAAGCAATCCGTCGACATAAACCAACATTTTTCGCTAATGGTGGAGACCGCGGCCGCGACAACACGCCCGAGCAGCATGTGTGCGAGGAACTCGGAGTTAAACTTTTGTGGAGCATCGGCGGTGACAAAAAATTAGCAAGTTCATCAGACTTGGTAGAAAATGTCCGACAATTTGAAACACCACCCCACAGATATACCTCCAAGGTGTCAGAAAAATAAAAGAAAACGTCAACTGGAGCCCTAACTATAGTATGGGACACTCTACTTTGACTCTGAAACTCGATGCGTCATACCGTCCGATAGGGGTGATTGATGCGGTTGAGGCTTTTGTTTTGTGTCTTGTCGGCAAAGCCACTCCCGTTGAAAATTACGGGAAAAAGATAAACACCGTAAATAAGAGTTTTACACTACCAGCTGTCATCGTCTTACACAGAGTTATAAAATTTAGGTTATATAACTTAACACCAAATCGAAGAAACATTTTATTGAGAGACAATAACCAGTGTCAATATTGTCGACAAATGTTTCCTCCTCTTGAACTAACACTAGATCACATAGTGCCGAAGTCTCTCGGAGGAACCAATACGTGGCTAAACTTGGTAGCGGCATGTAAATCATGCAACCAGAAGAAAGGAAATAAACTTTTAAGAGACACGGCAATGACCTTATTACGAAAGCCATACTCACCAAAATACAGCATTTTTACGTCTATGTTAAATGATAAACAAGTATCAGATTTGTGGTCTGATTATTTGTGGGAAAAAAGTTGACACAACAGTTCTCCCATGTTAAAATAACATTATACTTTATAAAGGAGAACAAATGAGTATAATCAACAAAATCAAAAACCTAAACCTTTCAAACGACACTCAAGTTACGTTGAGCTATGAAGAAGCATGCGATGTATTTGTACATAATGAAACAGCAATCGATACGGCACTGTCCGATACTGATGTGATTTCAACGCTAGCAGAACTAATCACAGAGCACCCGAAACTGAATGTGTTCACTATCTACGGATCAGATACCGACGGAATTCTAAACCACTTGCGTACCGAGGGCTTTCTCGATGATTATCAGCGCGGCGATTTTGAATTCACGGATTATGTAACTGAAGTATTAACTGAGAACTTCTATGATCAAGATTTTGTAGATTCTTCTGTTCGTGCATACGATTATAAGCGCGGAGAATGCACTTTATCAACGCAAGTATTGACAACCGTCGGCGAAATACTGTCAGAAGAGTATATTTCTTTGTCCCCTTGGACTGTCAGCGTACCCACGGAAAATGGTACCCTGACATTTAACTAGCCACCGCGTCCGCTGCACCGTCGGGTAAATAATAACGGTGCGTGGCTGCCGAACGTCACGCAGGCAGGGGTTTGTGGTTTCCTGAGACGTCGAAAACCACTTTAGCCCCTATAGTTTATCTGGTAAAACAGCGGATTTGTAACCCGCAGTGCTTTGTTCAAGTCAAGGTGGGGGCACCATTATGGTGTGATATAAAAGAAGATTTGTTTGAGTAAGAGACTATTTATCGATAGTACCCTTGAATGTAGGATTACATGAGTAAAAAGAAGAATTATGTATTAGACACCAGCGTCTATTTAACGGACGCAGAAGCAATATACAAGTTTAGCAATCATGATATTTTTATACCCCTTAAGGTATTAGAAGAAATTGATAAGCATAAAAAGCGACAAGATTCTGTCGGAGTCAATGCGCGCCGTATAATCCGTATCCTCGACGAAATCCGGACCCGCGGGAATCTTAACACAGGTGTGAGGATTGAAAAGGGGAAAGGGTTAGTAACAGTGATGTCTTATTCCTGTGTAACTTCTTCTATCTCCTTTCCCCCGGATCTAGATCTTCGAGTGCCCGATCATGTTATAATCGCCACAGCACAAGCGATCATAACCAAAGAACACCTTAAAGAATCAAAGCGAACACCCAGAGAGACGATTTTAGTCTCTCGTGATATCAACATGAGGGTTATTTGTGATTCGATTGGAATAAAGTCAGAAGATTATAATACAGATAAAGCGTTGGAAAGCTCGGCAGAGTTATATCAGGGGTTCGCAGAACATCTTGTCGATGATGCTGTGATCGATCGATTCTACAATGACGAAGATGTATTTATTTCTGATAGTGAAATGGAAACCGAGTGGTATCCAAACCAATATGTTATGATGGTTTCTAACGCTAATCCTAAAAAGACAGCCTTGGCGCGTTTTAGAGATATTCACAGCCCCCTTCGGAAAGTTATTCACGCAGCAATACCAGACTGGAAAATCAAGTCTCGCAACAAAGAACAAGCTTTCGCCATCGATCTTTTATTAAATCCGGACGTAAAGGTCGTCTCTCTTGTCGGAATGGCTGGGAGTGGTAAGACCCTTCTTGCCATAGCAGCCGGACTACAACAGACCATAGGGCTCCGGGAAAACCCATATACACGTATGATTGTCTCGCGCCCTGTCCAGCCGCTGGGAAAGGACATAGGATTCCTTCCGGGCACAGTGGATGAGAAAATGCTTCCATGGCTTATGCCGATTCAAGATAATCTTAAGTTCTTGATGGGAGATAAAGCGTCGGTTGAGATGTATATGGAGAAAGGCAAGATTGAAATCGAAGCTCTTACATATATTCGTGGTCGCTCGATTGCAAATGCGTTCATGATTATTGACGAAGCTCAAAACCTTACCATGCACGAGATTAAAACAATTATCACACGCGTCGGAGACGGAACCAAGGTGATACTCACAGGTGATATTGAACAGATTGACAATATTTATGTCAATGAAACATCAAATGGGCTCGCTCATGCAGTGGAAAAGTTTAAAGAGTTTCCAATTGCAGGGCATGTTACATTTAAAAAGGGTGAAAGAAGCGAAGTTGCGACGATGGCAGCTAAGGTTTTATAGATAATTCACCCACCGATTAATATATTTAATAAATATACTTGCAAATAAGATTTAATGTGTTATACTATTAATAGGAGCAAATAACATGACAACCAAAGAAACAAATGTGATTACTGAAGAAGAAGTACACACCAACCCTATGCTAGCGACAACTCCGGACAATAATTCGGAACTAAAACAATATCTCATTAATTATACCGGTGCTAAACTACAACCGGACAATGAGAAGGTAACGGCCCATATGATTATTGAGACTGTGGCTGCTGACTTTCCGGAATTAGTTTATGTTATCGCAGAGGAGAACTTTCTAAGAGGATATCAATTAGGACTAAATGATGCAGGAACACTTAAGACAGAAACAGATGAAACTGAACCAGCCGGGACATGATTTTTATACCAGCCGCGGCACCCATGTTTATTTTAAAAATCAGCTAAAAAATCCAAACATCAGCCCTGAAGCAGTTGTTGCTTCAGTTGAAGAAAAGATCCCCGATCACCTATTGTCAGAAATGGAGATGATCATAATCGGGCATTTTAAAGAATTTGAAGAAAGGTACATTAGTGCCTTTTATAAAGACGGCATCTTACACATATCAAACGTTCAGGAAAGTGAAGAAGATCTGATAGACGATATAGTACATGAGATCGCACACTCGATTGAAGCACCGTACGGTTACGAGATATATGCAGACCAAAGAATAAAATCTGAGTTCTTGCAAAAAAGAGGCTCACTCTATAATAAATTAAACGCTCTTGGTTATAAGGCTCCCAAAAGCTGGTTTACCAATACAGAGTATGATGAAGATTTCGATAACTTCTTGTTTCAAACAGTGGGAAGAGATAAGCTGAGGATGATATGCACTGGGCTATTTATAAATGCTTATGCAGCAACCTCACTAAGAGAATACTTTGCAACGGGGTTTACCGATTTTTATCTTTACGCGAATAAAACACTGCTTAAAACGATATCTCCGCTGCTAGCGCAAAAACTTTTTTTCCTTCACGACATAAAAAACCTTGACGAAAGCATCTGATGTGGTTATAATAATAAGAAACATGGAGTTTGTGTGCCGCACATAAGTTATAGTGAGCTAAAAGATTGGGCGTTTTGCGCCTTTTACCATAAATTAACAAGAGTAGATAAGATAGATGGCTTCAAGGGTAATGCTTACACTGCTTTCGGCTCTGCTATTCATGATGTATGTGAAAAGAAGCTTCTAAAAGAGAGTTTTAATGAAGAAGAACACTTTATTAAGGCATTCGAGGAAAACCTTGCTAACTTACCAGGTGATGTTGATGTAGATCCTAAGATGACTTCAGATATGCATGTACAAGGCAAGGCAATTTTGCCTGAGATTGAGGATGCTCTGAGCGAATACTTTGGTGAATACGAAGTGTTAGCAACAGAGCTTCCACTTTATGAACCTATAAAGGACGAAAAAGAACATAACTTTAAGGGATATATCGATGCAATCGTTGCAACGCCCGATGGAAAGGTTCACATTTTTGATTGGAAGACTTGTTCTTGGGGGTGGAACCAACGGCGCAAAAGTGAAAAGATGACAACTTATCAGCTAACCCTTTACAAGCACTTCTTCGCACAAAAGACAGACACAGATCCAAAATATATTGAAACACACTTTGCTCTACTCAAAAGAACAGCTAAAAACAATAGAGTTGAATTCTTTCGAGTAACAAGTGGCCCAAAGAAAACTGAAAACGCTTTAAAGGTTTTAAGAACCGCGCTTTGGAACATCAAGAAAGGACGAACTATCAAGAATAAGGCGTCCTGTACATCCGGCTTCGGATGCAAATTTTATAACACAGAACACTGTAAGTGAGGATAATTTAATGAAGAAAAAGAAAGTTTTGGTGCTCTCCGATCACCCGCTTTCGCCATCCGGGGTTGGAACCCAAACCCGGTATATGATCGAGGCGCTCCTTAAAACAGGGCGCTATCAATTTGTTTGTTTAGGCGGAGCAGTAAAACACAGAGAATACCAGATGCAGAAGGTTGATCCCTATGGGGAAGACTGGCGAATATTCCCTGTCGATGGATACGGAAACCCGGAAATCATACGTTCAATACTCCAGAAAGAAAGACCGGATGTATTATGGTTTATGACAGATCCTCGTTTTTATACGTGGCTATGGGAAATCGAGAATGAAGTGAGGATCAATGTCCCAATGGTTTATTATCATGTGTGGGATAACAACCCGGCGCCGTTCTACAATGCAAATTACTACAAATCTAATGATAAGGTAGTTTGTATATCAAAGGTTACAAAAGGCATTCTAGATACAGTTGCCCCAGACGTAGACAGCGAGTATCTTCCACATGCGGTAGACTCCGAGTCTTTCTATAAGTTCAAGACAGAAGAAGATCTCGCAAGAACCGCTGTTATTCGTGAACGCGTCGTAGGCGCCTCAACACAGTTCGCAAACCCGGAGAAGAAAATCTTTTTCTGGAATAATAGAAATGCACGCAGAAAACAGTCTGGAACACTTATTTGGTGGTTTAAAGAGTTCTTAGATGAAGTAGGTCATGACAAAGCGACTCTGCTTATGCATACTGATGCGCGAGACCCTCACGGACAAGACTTACCTCATATTTTGAACCACCTTAATATAACAGACGGACAGGTTTTGCTTTCAACTGATAAGGTTTCTCCACAAGACCTCGCAGCAATGTACAACGCTGCGCATTTTACCATTAATATCTCGGATGCGGAAGGATTTGGACTAGGAACGTTAGAATCTTTAGCATGCGGAACTCCTATTATTGTTAATATGACAGGTGGCTTACAAGAACAGGTTACCGATGGAAAGAACTGGTTTGGCTACGGCTTAGAACCTTCTTCAAAGGCGATTATTGGTTCTCTGCAAGTGCCATACATCTATGAAGATCGCATTACCCAGAAAGCTTTCACCAACACTCTCAAAAAGGCTCTGAATATCGCACCAAAGACTTACAAGAAGATGTCGATACAAGGTAGAGAACATGTTCGTGCAAACTATAACTTTGACGATTATGAGAAAAACTGGGTTAAGATTATGGATGATGTTGTTGAAACATACGGATCATGGAATGAAAGAAAACAATATAAACGCTGGCATTTGCTGGAGGTAGCATAATGAAAAAGAAAGTATTCTTTAGAGGACCCCTTCTAACAAGATCGGGATACGGAGAGCAGGCTAGGTTCGCCATGCGGGCATTAGCTTCCCGACCAGATCTTTTCGATATTTATATTCAGCCTTTAGAGTGGGGAAAAACCTCGTGGACCAATGAGGATACCCCTGAGAGAGCTTGGATTGATAGAACTATAGAAAAGACCCTGCAATACATCCAACAAAACGGACAGTTTGATATATCGTTCCAAGTTACAATTCCAAATGAATGGGACAAACCAGCGCCGATTAATATTGGATACACAGCCGGGATTGAAACTACGAAAACATCACACCAATGGATTCAAAAGGGTAATGAGATGGACGGTATTATTGTAGTTTCCAACCACGCCAAAAATACTTTTTTAGCTACGGACTACCAACTCGTCAATCAACAAACAAACCAAACAATGATTCTCAAGTTAGATACCCCAATCGAAGCAGTCAACTATCCAGCAAAGAAGTTTGATACTCTTCCGGATGTTGACTTGGATTTAGAATATGAACACAATTTTCTCGTCGCTGCACAACTGGGTCCACGCAAAAACTTGCAAAATACTATTAAATGGTTTGTTGAGGAATTCCGAGAAGAAGAAGTAGGACTTGTTGTAAAGTGCTACGCTGCGAAGAACTGCCTATTAGATCGCGAGATGACAATGCAGAATCTTAGACAGTTAATCTCCTCATTGGGACAAAAGAAGTGTAAAGTGTATCTTCTGCATGGCGACATGACAGACGAAGAAATGCACTCCCTCCAAACACATCCTAAGATTTCCGCATTCTTATCCCTAGCTCATGGCGAGGGCTTTGGTTTGCCGATTTTTGAAGCAGCCTATTCTGGCAACCCTGTCATTGCAACTGGCTGGTCCGGTCAACTGGACTTTCTTGTTGATGAAGAGGGCAAGTCAAACTTTTACAATGTAAATTTCGATCTTAACCAAGTACAACCAGCAGTTGTTTGGGATGGTGTCTTGATTGCTGACTCAATGTGGGCTTACCCTCGTGAACAATCTGCAAAGAAGTGTATGCGCGACTGTTATAACGATATTGTAAATCAAACAGAAGGAAGCGTTGCAACATCTGCCCGCACCTTTGCTGAATCCGTGCAGGAGAGATTTTCGCAAGAAAAACAATATAAAGCTATGGTCGACGCCGTTCTCAAATTCTCTGGAAATCCAGAAGAAGAACAATGGAGAGATGTGTTGGACCAAGTGGTAGAGTATGATTAGCAAAGAAGTAATCTTTATATCCGACTTCTTTATCAATGAGGTAATGGGTGGCGCAGAGTTTTGTAATGATGCTCTGATGAAACTTTTAAGTCCGGATGTAAAGATTGCTAGTTTAAAGTCTGACCGTGCAACTGTTCAACTTGTTGAGAATAATCTTGATAAGTTCTTCATTGTCGCGAACTTCTTTCAACTTGCTGAAAACGTAAAAGTAGCTTTAGCAAAAACGACGTACGTCATATTAGAGCACGATCACAAATATGTCCGCTCCAATAATCCTTCCTTATATAAAGATTTCCTTGCACCCGAAAGACAAATACAAAACAAGGCATTTTATAAGAACGCGTTAGCAGTGCTGTGTCAATCTAAAAAACACGCCGGCGTCGTTCAACGGAACCTCCTAATAAACAACATTGTAAATTTAGGCGGCAACATATGGAATGAGGAGCAACTCGCCACCTTAGAAAGCAATCTGCATGCTGAGAAAGTAATTAAGTATGGAATTCTTCAGTCTAATAATCGCAATAAAGGCATGCCAGCAGCGATCGCCTATTGTCAGAGAAATGGGATAGACTTTAAGTTAATCGAACCCAAGCCATTTCCCGAGTTTATTAGAGACATTTCCCAAGTAGAAACATTAGTATTCTTTCCTCAATGGTTAGAAACATATAGTCGTTTTGCTATCGAGTCAAGGATCCTTGGCTGCAAACTTATAACAAACAGCTTGATAGGCGCCACCAGCGAAGACTACTTTAAGCTAAAAGGTAAAGAGCTTTTAGATTTTATAAGACAAAACAACCAGAATCTTCGTCAACGCTGGATTAAACTAATCGACAAGAGTGAGATAAAATACTTCCCGCCCTTAGATTTGCCAAAGATTACAGTATTTTGCCCTCTATATGCCGGCGAACAATATATCGAAGGCTTTCTGAAGTCTATGCAAGAGCAGACAATCTTTAACCAGTGCGAACTGATCATTATTGATGCCAACTCTCCCGAAAATGAGAGCCAGCACATCGAAGAGTTTATGAAAGAGCATGAAAATGTAATTTACAAGCGATTAGATTATAGGGCGTCAGTAATGGAAACTGAAAATATGGCAATCCATATGGCAACGGGCGAGTTCTTTGCTCAAGCATGCGTTGATGATAGACATCATAGAGAATATCTTGAGATTATGGCAAAACATCTCCACTATCACGAGGACATAGATCTTGTTTATACAGATTGCCTCCAGACTAAAAAGCCAAATGAGACTGTGGAGACAAACTCTTCGTCTGGAAACTATTACGAGCATTCGCGAAATGAGTTTTCTCCAGAGAACATGATCAAATGTCTGCCGGGCCCAATGCCTATGTGGAAGCTGAGTGTACACGAAAAATGTGGATATTTTGATGAAGGTTTATCGTATGCAGGAGATTGGGACATTTTTCTAAGAATGGTCGCAGCAGGTTCTAAATTTAAGAAAATTGATATTCCGCTGGGGCTATATTACTTTAATTCTGAGGGGTTATCAACCTCAACAGAAAACCAAATCCCTAGGGGAAAAGAAGAAGCAGAAGTCTTCTTTAAACATAAAAATGTATTCGGTGAAGCGAACTACAATAAATATAAAAATTACTTCTCACAATTTATAAGGAATGAAAATGAGTCAACAACGTAAATACCTCCCTACACTTTCTGAGCTATGCGATAGGTTGTCTATTGCTCAACTCAAAGAAGTGTTCATCCCCGAACACAAAGTAGAATATGCCCAAGAGATATCAGACATTTGTCATGATATACAGCTTATTCTAAATGAAAGCCCCTCCAGTGTGAACGCAGAAACAATCAGGGCGATTGTCGTTCTTTCACAGATGAACCTGCACATTTGGCACAACGAATCTCAAGTTCGTGCTGGTACTGGTGACGGCGACTTAGCACTTACTCATGGGCTTAACGGTTTAAGGAATGTGGCAAAGAACAAGATTCAAGAGATTAATGGCGGAAGAAAAGATTATAAGATTGATTGTCTAGCGGCAGATTTTAAAGATTGGGAAATCAGCTGGGATAATGACTGAGGTTTATGATTTTGATGTTGTCATTATTGGAGCCGGACTTGTAGGATTAGCTGTAGCTAGAGAATTATCCTCGGTATATGATAATATTATATTAGTTGAAAAAGAGTCAAGTTTCGGGCAGCACGTTTCGAGTCATAATAGCGAAGTTATCCACTCCGGCATATATTATCCCAAGGACGCCCTTAAAACTAAGCTATGTGTTGAGGGCAATAAATTGCTTTATAAATTTGCACAAAAATATGATATACCGCATAAGAAATGTGGAAAATTGATTGTGGCTACCTGCGCAGAAGAAGAACCTATTCTTGATCAACTTTATGAGCAGGGGAAGAAAAACGCGGTAGTAGGTATGTCAATGATTGGCAAATCAGAGATCGCCAAAATAGAGCCAGCCGTTAAAGCAACAAAGGCACTCCACGTAGAATCTACAGGAATAATAGACAGCCATTCAGTTATGCAGCTGCTTGAGGCGTCAGTCTTAAATGCGGGGGTGATCACTCTGTATAATACTGAAATAACATCGATTGATAAAAAAAATAACATTTATAAGTTGACAACTGATACAAATAATGATATTATACAAACAAGAATAGTAATTAACGCTGCAGGGCTCTGGAGCGACACTATTGCGGCAATGGTGGGAATAAATGATTATAAGATCCATTGGTGTAAAGGCGAGTATTATAAAACCAACAAACATAGGAATATGAAAAAGCTGATTTATCCGGTACCGGATCCTCAAGGCAAGTATTTGGGAATTCATACGGTACTAGATTTAAATGGCGGACTTCTTTTCGGACCAAATGCATATTATGTAGACAATCTCTCTTATGATATGAAAGAGAATAACAAGTCCCAGTTTTATGAGGCGATTAATCGATATTTAGATATTGGTTGGTGCGAGATAGAACCAGCGTTAACTGGCATAAGACCAAAACTTCAAGCTCCCGGCGAGAAATTTAGAGATTTTGTAATAGAAAATAACCAAAAACATGAGAATTTTATCAACATAGTAGGAATAGAATCACCGGGCTTGACAGCCTGTCTTGCTATTGCTAAACATACAAGGGGAATTATTAGATGAAAAAAGAACACGTATTAGTCACAGGAGGCGCCGGTTATATAGGCTCTGAACTGATCGATTACTTACTCCACGCAGGATATACTGTAACAGCGCTCGATAACTTAATGTATGATCCGACATCGTTGCTGCGCTATACCAACAATCCAGATTTTGGCTTCATCAAGGGGGACGTTAGAAACGTTCTATTGATGGAACGCCTTATGGCAGAAGCAGACATTATTATACCTTTGGCGGCATTGGTTGGCTTTCCTTTGTGCGATGAGGACCCCCGCGGTGCCCAAGAGATTAACCATGACGTTAATACTTGGATAGCAAAAAACAAAAAGCCAAATCAAAAGGTTATCTACCCCTGCACTAACTCTGGCTATGGTGTCAGTGTTGACGGCTCTGTCTGTACAGAAGAATCACCCCTTAATCCTATTTCGCTCTACGGACGCACCAAAGTGGCGGCAGAGAAAGAATATCAAGATGTTGATAACTGTATAACGTTTAGATTGGCTACTGTTTTCGGCCCGGGCTCTCGCATGCGTACTGACCTCCTTGTAAACAACTTTGTTCTTAAGACATTGCGTGAGAGAGTTCTGGTGTTATATGAGTGTGAGTTCATGCGCAACTATGTGCATCTTCATGATGTTTGCCGCGGCTTTATGTTTATGCTCCGTAACTGGGAAGATTGTAAAAATGAAACATATAATCTTGGAAATGACGAACTGAATATGAACAAGCTCCAGTTAGCCGAAAAGATTCAAGAGCATCTTCCTCTGGAGATTATCCGCGCGGAGATTAACAGTGATCCTGATACCCGCGACTACATTGTTAGTAGCGATAAGATTTATAATAAAGGCTACAAGTGTAAATATGATCTCGATGATGGAATCAGACAACTCATAACTGCATATGCTATCATAGAAAGCCCCTGGTACGCAAACTATTAATATGAAACAGATAGATGTATTATTCGTCCATCCCAACGGCGCCCAGATAATTTATCAAGAGTTGAGTAAAAACTATTCAGCGATTGAGCCGCCTATATGGGCAGCGCTGCTGGCAAAAAATGCCCTCACAAAGGGGTTTACTACAAATATTCTTGACTGTGAAGCAGAAAGAATAGACGCATCAGAATCAGCAAAACGAGTAAAAGAGCAGAATCCTCGTTTGGTGGCGATAGTGGTATACGGACAACAGCCCTCGGCATCAACTCAAAATATGATTGGTGCTCGAATGTTGATAGAACAACTGAACGTGATTGCTCCAGAGCTTAAGACGATTCTCATCGGATTACACCCCTCAGCCGTTGCTCGACACACACTGGAAACCGAAGGCTCTGATTTTGTTTGCCAAGGTGAAGGTCCTTACACTATTCAAAAGCTCTTAGAAATCGATATGGACGATCCCGACGCTCTAAGCACCGTCCCCGGGCTTTGGTATCGAGTTGATGGCAAGACCCTTTGCACACGCCCTGCGCCGATTATACCGCAAGAGAAGCTCTCTACGGAGCTACCCGGGATGGCATGGGACTTGCTTCCGATGGATAAGTACCGCACATCTAACTGGCATGCAATGACAAATGGAGACGACCGTCAGCCGTTCGCTTCTTTATATACAAGCCTAGGCTGTCCGTTCCGCTGTAGTTTTTGTTGTATTAACGCGCCATTCGGCAACAATAACTTGGAAAATTGGGACTACGGGCGTAATAAGTTTAGATATTGGGAGCCAGAATTTATGATTGAAGAGTTTGAGACTCTCCATAAAATGGGAATCCGGAATATTAAACTAGCTGATGAAATGTTTGTCTTAAATCAAGACCATTTCATGAAGCTATGCAACTTGATTATTGAGAGAGGCTACGACTTTAACTTTTGGGCGTATGCTCGCGTAGATACCGTTAAAGAAGAATATCTTGAAACATTAAAGAAAGCCGGCGTTAACTGGCTAGCCTTGGGAATTGAGTCGGGAAACACCGCAGTTCGAAAAGATGTAACCAAGGGTAAGTTCACAGATGTGAAGATCCAAGATCTAGTAAAGAAGATCCAAGATGCTGGCATTGACGTCATCGGTAACTATATCTTTGGGCTCCCCGAGGATACTATCGAGACCATGCAAGATACACTGGATATGGCAATGGAACTCAACTGTGAGTTTGCAAACTTCTATTCAACCATGGCTTACCCCGGCTCGAAGTTATATCTCGATGCACTGAGAGAAGGCTGGGAGCTTCCAGAAACATATGTGGGATTTTCACAACATTCATACGAGACACACCCGCTGTCAACAAAATACATATCTGCAGCCGAAGTGTTGGGTTTCAGAGACGAAGCGTTTACAAGATACTACACCAGCGATAGATATTTGGATATGA